CACTCATCAAATTCATACGGCAGGATTGCTTGCACATCCTTGTATGTCTGACAGTGCCGCCGCGCGTCTTCTTGCGTCCGTGAACATCCGAAACACTGCACAGCAGTTGCGGCCTGTGCCAGATTGACGATTGACTGCGTGGGAACGTATATGCATTCATCGTGTCGTTCCCCGGTCACGCCCTTGACCTTGACCTCGCAGATGGTATTGTCAAGTTCCGTTTTCAGTGCCAGCAACCGTTTCCTTGGGATTGTCCGCAGGATTTTTTCAAGCAAGATTTCGGACAGCCTGACAAGGCATCGCAAATCACGCCAACCATACGGAATACCTTCACACCGCCGATGCAAGACATCATGGTACTGTTCCAGCGCATTGACTGCCCCGAATATCGTCCGCAGTGCGGTGTATTCCTTGTAGGACAGTGGAATGCGACCGTCGCTGTCGGCCTGTCTGTACTCTGCCATCGTTATTTCCTCTCTGCAATAAGCTGATTCCACTTTTTGATTGCGTCCAGCCGGGAAAGGCGGTCATTCTGCTCAAACCCGTCTGGATAGTAACCCGTGTGCATTCCGCACTTTCGCTTGCACTCCACCCAGTGATACGGCTGTCTGTACCTCACCCGTGGCTGACCACCGCAGACGCACGGCAATGGCTGGATGTCCTGCGCGTTATCCATTTTGTGCCGTCTCCTTCAGCAGAGTGATAATGTCAATAATGTCGTTCTGGCACTGCGCATAACCTTGCAACCAGTTATTCAACTGATAACAATCTTTGTCTGTCGGCGGTGTCACGCGCCTGTTCACAATCCTGGAAATGATGGTTTCATAATTGTGTTGAGTGAGTTGCATTTGTTTCCACCTCCAATGATGGTTTTATTCTTTGCTCCCTCTGTCATAAGGCCACAGCCCGAACCTGTGCCGACATTCCGGGCAAAACAGACTGACCTCAATCTTTCCAGTGTTGTTGTTCTTCACTGGTAGGAAAGCCAAATGTTCCGAATAGCCGTTGCACCCACGGCAGAAACCAGCACTCTTAGGAATCATTGTTTTCCTCCTTCGGCGGTTCGGGCGTTATCGGACATACTGTGTCAGCCCAAACTGGTACCCCACAAACAGGGCAAGTAATGTGGCACCAACTGACTTCACACGCTTTATATCTGATAACCGACCTGCATTCCGGACAAGTAACCTCATAGAACGGAATCGGCTGTTCTTTAATGATTTCCACTGGTGGCATCCTCCTTCGGCGGTTCGGGCATTGCTTGCCAGTGCGTGACATTTACACGCCATTCATCAGGCCACATCTTGACCCCTTCGATTTCTACTACATCGTCAGAGCATCCGCTGACTTTAATCATTCCCACTTCACAGCCTGTCCGCATACCTTGCAAAAATGATAATTGTCATCAATCACATCTATGTCCCTGCACAACAAACTCTTGCAGTTTGGGCAGAGCCAATCATAACGTGTTACCTCTATGGGGTTTTCATAGTCCCTGTTCATCATTACATGGTATGTCTGTTTTATTGCTTGCTTCGCTTCCTGCTTCAGCAGGGCGAGTGCATCTGCAAGCAATGTTTCGCCAAACGGACAAGTGCGCCACCCATCCCTATATGGGCATTCAACGCAATTAACTTCAGCATGACATTCCAATCCTTTGATAACCTTCTCCCGGTCAGTCATCCCACTTCACCGCCTCCCAGACCGTCCAGCCAGCCACCCGAACAGTCCAGCGAAAATGCCAACGAATGCTATCACAATGGCAAATTGCCAATAATCATTCATCCATATTCACCACCATTCTCGCCCCGCAGGTCGGGCAATAGTCCATTTTGCTGTCGTAGGGATTCCACACAAACGGCTTGTGAATGCTGTGATGGCACTTCCGACAGGCCCATGTCGTGCCGTATTCCTGACCGGTGTCTGAATCTTCTAACCACTCGGATTCCTGCTCTTTCAGCAGTTCAATTGCCATTTTAATAGACTCTCTATGTTCTCTATAAACATCTGAATCGCCTTGATATCCAACTTTAAGCATTGACTTAAAATACCGTGATACTTTTTCTAATCTTTCTATTACATTCTCCCGGTCAGGCATCAACGTTCCACTCCTTCAAGATTTTGTCCAACATCTTTTTGCATTCCTTGTTGCTTGTCATCGCGGCGGGAACAACCTTGCAGTCAATTCCATCAAACTTGCTGTTGATGCTGTCGCATACAGTGCAAGCAACACTGTGGTCATCAAAATAGTTGGCGTAAATTGCCTTGCTGGTGAACACTGGCAAGCCCTCCGGGGTTTCATCCAGCGCGGCCTTGATTTCATCGTCAGTCTTGCCATCTTCTTTCAGTGACGCAACCAGCGCACCAGTGCAATATTTCTCATAGTAGAGGATTTCGTCTCCGTCCCTGCTCTGAATGACCCATTTGTCTTTGTAAAAGTCGCTTTCCAGTTTGCTGTGCATTTCCCTGATTTCATCTGGAGAATCACAAGCATGGAGTTCATCAATCAGAATCTCGGACATGAAATGCGCATATGCTCCAATGACTGCGCCGTCATACTCTGACAGTGTGCGCTTTCCGTTTTCGTCTTTCGGATAGCGGTCATAGATTTCCTTGCGCATTTTCCGGGACAGATGGTCAATGTCGGCAACCTTCGCATACCATGCACCATTGATTGTAATAAACTGCATTTGTCAATCCTCCTCAGATTCGTCAAGTTCGACTTCACGGATGAAATATTTCACTGGCGGTCGCACTCCGTACTTGGCTTTGTAGGCAAGCACTTTGTCATATGTATTCATGTACTCCCCGTGCAAGTGTCGGTAAATGTTCGGCTCACTGATTCGAAGTAACTTTGACAGCCCGACCTTTGAATCAGCCCAGCCAAGGCAGTATTCGTATTCGTCTGGTGTCACTGCCATGTAGATTTTGCGCGTTGTTTTCTTTCTGCGTGTGGTCGGCATTGTCAGCCCCTCTCCCTGTCAATCAAATCATGCGGGTTCGCCTGTTTGTACAGCTTGCCGATGATGTCATAGATGGCAACGGCTAATTCCTGCGCAAGCGTGTCTCCCTCGTATTTGTAGTACAATGTGCGGACGTCCTCAATCACCCCCTTGAAATAGTCCTCGGCTTCGTCAGTGTAGTGCATTTGCGGTGGATTCTCATAGCGTTCAACGATTCTGTACAGTTCGGCCATTGCGTCCCGGTGTCGTGCATCCCTCATGCTATCACCTCCCGAACAGTTGCACTACCAGCCACACAAACCCGACTGCACAGCCAATGTCAAACACTAATTGCCCCCAGAATGTTTCGCTCGGCCTGTTCTGCCGTTCTTCCAGCGTTTCAATCCGCTGGCGCAGTCTGATTATTTCCTCTGTTGCCACATCAAGGTCGTCATTCAGCATTTTAATATCGTCATCCAGTGTTGTTGCGGCGCTGTGGTCATAATTGTATTCGTCCATCAGTCTGCCTCCACACAGCCAAGAGATTCCAGTTCGTAGTCCCGGATTTCTTTGTCCGTCAGCGGTCGCTCATAATCGGCAATGCTATATGCCGTGTGACCGCTCGGGCAGACCAGCCAGCGCACATCCTCGCAGGAATGCAACCCCTCGCGCGGGACAGCCCCCAGCCCCGCAGGTCGCATCAATGTTGCGTAACGGTAAAGTGTCATTGTGTATACCTCCTTTTATTTGAGCAGATAATCGTCTGCCGCGATACTTTCCAAACAAATGTCACAGCCAAGGATTTCATGGTTGCGTTTGTCACGGTACAACCATTCCGGGTATTCAGCACCGCAGACCGGGCAGTAATACGGTTCTGGTTCTGGCATTCCGTTTTGTTCTGCGTCACGAATCCACGGCGCATCAGGCAAGTCACTCATGTTTTCACCCTCCTTCTGTGGGGCATTTCCCGCCCACAAATATATAGTATCACATATTTTGCAATATGTCAATAGCCATTTTTCAAAATGGCAAATTTTCGTCATACACAATCGTCATGCCGAGTTGGTCATCCTTCTGCGCGGCTTTGGTAAATTGCAGACAGACGCAACGCGCAGTCATCCCGATTCCCGGTATACGTTTGTTGGCTTTCTTGTCCTTGCTCCCGGCTTTCGGCACAATTAATTTCTGACCATACGCCCATGATAGGTAACTGTCCGGGTTGAAATTACCGTCAGCCATAGCCGACACAAACGCCTTGTTGATAATCCAGACAGTATCGACAGTGCCGTTGGCGGCAACGTCCATGCACCCAAGCACGGTCCTGCCCTTGAGCGAATCCAAATCCCCGTTGACGATGAACCCAGCACGGTTCTCGGCAATCCATTCTGTGAGATACTCATGCGCTCTGCGGCCTGTGTCAATATCGTTCTGCGTCCGCAGATACGGCAGTACATCCTCAGCGGACAGGCGCACACCGTCACGGAAGATGATTTCATCTGCCAGATGGTCAGCACACAGCAAGATTGACGCACTCAGTGCTTGCTTGTCTGTGCCGATGCTGGACAGTGTTTCAAATAGTGCTTGCTGTTCTTCCTCCATGCGTTTTGTTACATCACTGTCCGCGATTGCTTGCAGAAACCTCTTGCCAGCAAAACCATAGTTCGCGCTGATAACACGATGTATGCCCTTTGCATCTGGCATCATAGCACCGTCACATTCAATCTCAATGACACGGTTCATTGCCCCGGCCTTGCTCATGCTCCCGACAATCGGCATTTCCCCGGTTGTGATGATTGCATTTTTCCATGACGGCGAGTGACGCAAACCTCCGTTCCGCGCGCCACGGGTCTTGCCACTGCCTTCACACAGACCGTAAATAATGTCATCAAAATTGCGCTTGTCTTGTATGCTCTGCAATTCATCCAGACACAGCGGCAGATTGCAGGTGAAGATTGCAAGCTGTTCAAGACCAACAGCGGTGCTTTTCAGCGGACGGCAATATGCGCCTACCTGCGGATTCGCCCATACACTGGCGGCAAGTTCCATTGTGACTGTTTTGCCCGTCCCTGACTGACTGCTCCACAGGTGTACAAAAAACGGCAGGGCATCAAAATGCGATAACAGAACAGACGCAAAACTGGCGGCAATCGTAATCCTTGCTTGCACAGTGCCATTCTTGCGCACATCCCGTAGCGCAGTCAGCCATTTCTCATAACTGCCGTGCTCGCAGATAGTCTTGTACATTTGACCAAACTGCCCTTGCGAATCATATTTGACACCTTCCACATAAGGCACAAAATCCCTGTCATTTATCCAGCCAAGGTGATTGCTCATCTGCTCAATCGGTATCAAGTCCCGGTTCAAATCATCAATGTATGACAAATACTTGACCATTTCTCGGCTTGATTCGCTGGTAACACTGACACCGTGGTCTGCCAGTTTGACGATTGTTGACGCACTGGACAGTGTACCCTTGTCAATTACGATGCTTTTCCAATATTCACGCTTGAAGCTGATTTCTATGGCTTCTGTGCCTGATTCAATGTCAATAAACCGCCTTGACGGCATAATCGGATGAGGGCAAACAACCTCCACACCGAACTTGTTTTCCACCAGCACCCGGTCATCTTCCAGAATATACTTGCCCATGCGCAATATAACGGGCTGACCTTCCCAGCAAGTGTAACTCTCGGAAACAGTCTGCGCTGGTTGTTTTACATCGTACCAGCCCCGCGCCTTGAGTATTTCCGCAACCGTTTTGTTAGGGACACCTACATCTTTCGCCCGTTTTTTCAGGATCAGTTCAAACCGCGCCCGTGCATCTGGATTGACTGCCGATTCCTCCAGCAACTCATACGGGTCATCAGTGCTGATAAAATCCTCATAGTCATATGCACTGATGGCTTCGGAAAACATCTGGATTGCTTCTTGCTTCTTGGTGGCGTCACTTTTTGCCATAGAGTGATTGTCTCCTCTCTGTAGCGTATTCAAGGATTTCTTTTGCCACAGCCCTTTCTGCAACAGCCATGACAAATTCCTCGCAGAAATCCTCAAACGGTGTCTTTGGTGCTTTGTCCCGGATAATACGTTCTATTTCAAGATACCTGTCATAGGCATTCCAATATTCGGCCTCTATTCGCTCTCTCTCGCGTTCTTCCCTCTGCCTTGATATTTTCCCCTTCGCGCGTTCAACGGCGATTCTGAGCGAATCTGGACGGCTTTCTGCACGTTCCTGATCGTTTATGCCAAACGCCCGTGCAAGCGTCCGCACAGTGTCAGAAAATCCTGTGCCATAGTATATGCTTGCCATCGCGAAAACATCACCACCACGATGGCAACCGAAACAATACCATGAATTGCTTTCGTCATAGATTTTGAGTGAAGGTGTCCGCTCATTATGAAACGGGCAAGAACAGAACCCGGCGCGGTTTATCCGCAGTCCGATGTACTCCGCGAATTTCCTGCAAGTGGCGGTTTCCCTGACTTCGTTTACCAGTTCGCTCCATGTCACGGTAATGCCCCCTCTGCCAGATACTCCACAATCAACCGCCCTGTCTGCCGTGGGTCGCAGAAACGAAACTTCACACCATACTTGACGGTCATTGTCATCAACGCTCTGCGCAGTGATTCACCCTTGACCTTTGTCAACGGTTCACCCTTGGTATTGACGGGAGACTGCCATGCAGACAGCCCCCCGTCAGGCAAGAGTTCCTCCACCAACACCAGTAGCTTTATGCCAGCATCACGCGCCCTGATGCACTCACGGGCAAACCGCTCATGGTCACGGCTCATAACATCCTTTGCCAGTTCCAGTACATCCTGCTTCGTGTCAACGGCGCGGCCTTGCTCGTTTGCCAGTGCATAGTCACCTACATAGAGCGCACAGCGGTCTGTCTGAATCCCGGCTTGCTCAAAATATCTTTCGATGTTTGCGTGTTTCCCGGCTTGCTGTCTGGTGTCGCATAGAATCATTATTTACCTCCGCTCAGAACGGCAAATCATCATCAACTACCATTGTCGGCTGTGCTGATACACTCACCCCGGCATTGTATTCCTGCAACCGCTGTTTCTCAGCATCACGCAGTTCACGCTTTTTCATCGGCTTGACATCCCCGGAGCGCACCTTGTTCACACTGTCCAGCCGACCGATTTCGGTTGTCGTGCCTGTGCGCAATTCATGAGTGTCTTTGTCTTCCATCAGCCAATCACGTTCCCGGACAGTGAATCCGATTGACAGCCCTTTCAGCTTGTTTTCGTCCCAGTCCCATTTGTAGCCTTTGTTACTGTCTTCCAGAGCCCATGCCACATTTTCCAGAATACGCTTATTCTGTTTCTCGTACTGGTCACCAGCGACCGGAATGCGGTAACGTACAACGCCCTTGTATTTTGCTTCGTACTGACCGCCTTTCTGCGCGTCATACTGCTTGTGGAAATGGTCTTTGTATTCGCCCTCGGTGACATCCAACTGCAACACAAGGCGGTCATATGAGCCATTCGGATTTGCAACGGATTCGACCTTTGCTCCGTAGATTTTCCCGATGTATGACCCGGCTGGGAGAAGGTCAACGCTAACAGCCTGTGCCGGGGTAAAGTCACTCTTGTTGCCGTAATTAATCATTCTTTTCAGTCTCCTTTGCATTCATGTTGTAGAACTCACGGATAGTATTATCAACCAACTTCAAGTCATTGTCAATCTCAAAATCGGGGAACATTCCGATGGGGCTTTTTACGGTGTCGAATCCCGAATTCTGCGTAAAAAACGTGTATTTTCCGTCTTCGACGTGCGTTTTCAGCACAATGGTGAACAATCCTTCGACCGTAATCTTTTCATCCAGAAGCTTTCCGATGGTCTTGACCTTCTCGTTGCCGTTCTGGTCACGCTCAATATGGCTGAGCAGATAGACAATCTTGTCCGCTGGCATATCCCGTGTGATTGTCTCCGCAATCAGTGACCAATAGTTTTTCGCCATGTCAGTGAACTTCTGATAGCCAAGTTCCCCTGACCGCCGCATGAACTCATTCGCCAGCAAATACTGTGCATCATCAATCACTGCGGACGGCGCTTTCATTCCGAGCAGAGCCGTTTTTATGTCTGCATACTTGTCGGTAACCAGTGTGCCGAAGTCATTGCGGAACGGCAACGGCTTGCCAGTAACATTGATGTACGCAATCTCGCCCTTTTTGAAATTCCTCAGACTTGCGCTTTTCCCTGTGCCAGATTCCCCCAGAATCAATACTGCAAGCGCCATGTGTCAATCCTCCTCAATCAGTAAATTTATAGTCCATCACCTGCTGAGCGGTAACCGGGTAACGCTCTGCAAACGGTGAGAGAACCCTTATTTTGCCAGTAACAAACATGTGGATGGCATTCTCACAACGGAAACACATGTCGCCACGTTCGGTTGCTCCCTGTCGTGCCAGCTTTGTCTTCCACTGTGCGAAGTCCAGCGCGGCCTTGCAGTTGTAGTCCGGGTCAATGACATTGCTGGTAATCGTCCGCAGGAATGCTTCACAAGCGGCAACAGGGACACCGTTCAACACTGCCGACACACAAGCTACCATCACGGGAGCGGGAGCGTTATTGCTTTTCATACTCAGCCGCCATGCCAGTTTGCAAACATCTCCGTATGCCTGATGGAATGCAATAATCTCATCGACAGTCAATTTCTGAGTGCCGTGCAATTTGTGCGAGTTGAGAAACCTGATGAAACTAATTTGCCGGGTATTTGCGATAATCGGGTCAGTGTACCCGGCAATTCTCAGACTGTCAGTAGATGTGCGCGGCCTGTTCTGGTCTATGTTCCGCATGGATTCAGCGTCAAGGCCACGGGTGACCATCATTTTGACAGGTGTGTCGGCCTTGATAACAGCCATCAGACGGTGCTGACCGTCAACCAGTTTGCCGTCAGTGTTAAACGCTATGCCCTGATGAGTGATGCGCCAGTTGCGGTTTTTCATATCATTCGCATAAACCGCAACCGTCCGTTCGCTGATATGCCTGTTGTTATCAATGTTCTTTTCCAGATATTTCCGCGCAACTGCTGGTGTAATAAGTTCAACCTGTGATGTAATCATGTGTGCCATTCCTTTCTGCAATGGTCAATCTTCAACGTATTCTTTCAATACCACCCGGAACTCGGGGTCTTGCGGTATAATCCGCACTGCATCGCACACCTCACCAGTGTCCTTGTCACAGACAACGCCAGAACCGTCAAGCACAAAGTGCTTTTTCGCTTCGCTCCATGCTACTTCCTCTTTCACCCTGACTGAATCCGTGTACTCGTTGGCTTTCAGCCAAGGCAACAGTTTGTCATCATCGTGTTCATATTTCGGTTCGCGGTGTTTCAGCACAAGGTCAGCAGACGGCAGAGGATATTTTGCCTGTGTCTTTGTCTCGCGCTTCGGCACTGTGGCGAAGTAGGCTTGCAGTTTGAGCTTCATGACCTCAATCGTACCGTTATTCCTGGCTTTGATTTTGTCCATCTGATTCTGATAGTATTTGTGCCAGTAGATTGTATCCTGTTCTGCTTCACGGATTTTGTTGATGGCCCATTCAGCGGCCTTGTCATCCAGAATGCTCCATCCGTCATCCTGCGTGGTGTCTGGCTCTATGATTTCATATGCGGATTCTGTCATTTTTTTGCCCTCCAGGCTTGCTAACTGCATATAATCTGATATAATACAGATGGGTTGTCATGGGACTTGCTGTAGCGAGTATGTCATGTGCGTTGCCCTCCTTTCTGCAGAACAGTGGTGCATTATGTACCGCTGTTTTTTGTTATTCAACGATTTTCTCGCTTCGCCATAGACCTATGAGCCACTTCGGAATCAGACTAACAATATACTGACTGCTGTTCATGCCCTGCTTTTTTGCCTGTTCCTTTATGCGCTCCTTTGTGCCTTTCGGCACAATCAGTGTGATTCGGTCATATGCTTGGCGGTTAAACTCGTTGATGTAGTCATAATCCTGCTTCATGCTCCACCCTCTTTCAAATAATAGTAATGCCGCACAGACCTTTACGCCCAAGCCCGTACACTCGCAACTGCCTGTCAGTGTGCGCTCACTGACTGCCAGCCTGTGCGACATCCAGCGTTTTCGGGGCGAGAATCCGCTGGCAACTCACGCCCCATTGGACGAACCCCGTCCAGTAACCGAACATTCCGTTCATCCTTTCTTCTGTTCGTTCAGATAACGCGCAATGCGCTCCTTGTTCATGCGGTCAATTTCCTGCATGAGTTCCAGCTTCTTTGCGATGGTCATTGTGTTGCCCTCCTTTACGGCAGAATCGTGATTGTTACAAACTGCTGACCGGGGAAACGCTTCGCGGCTTCTTCCTTTGCGGCCTTCTTGGCTTCTGCCAGCGTCCAACCAGCCCCGAACCACTTGCTCATGTCCTTGTCCTGCCCAATCTGGAACAACCACCACCCGCGCCCTCTCGGTGCTTTGCCGTGGCTGAACTGATACTCCCTGTCGCTGAAACTCACTGTCATTGTGTTGCCCTCCCTTTCTGCTGACTGTCTGCCAGCAAAGATATAATAACATATATTTGATAATATGTCAACCCCCAATTTTTATGAGTTCAGCCACAGCACCGCCACCAGAAAGATTGCAATCAACTCAACCACGCACATAGCGGCGAGTTCAGCAAGCCGCCGCCAGTCAAACAGCGGCTTGCTGTGCTTGCCATGATACATCATTATCCCTCCGTTTCTGTGCCGAGCAAGAATCTTACTGCCTTATCTGCGGCAGTTGATGCGCCCACCAGCAGACGCTTGTTGTTTTTCAGTGCGGTCAACCAATTCTGGATATAAGCGGCGTTGTTGCGGAATGTCGTTGTGGTTTCCAGCCCGAGGATGTTCATGATTGCGCAGGCACCAATCTCCGCAATCAATTCCTCTTTGCTATACACGTCACTGCCGAAGTTCGCCCAACCTGTGATGCCTGTGCGGTCAAGCCGTTTTTCCGCGCCTGTGCTGTGTACACACTCATGAAATGCAGTGTCGTAAAATGCTTCTGAACTGACGAACTTTTCAAGTGCTGGCAAGTGGATTGTGTCTTGCGCTGGCCTATAATATGCACCACCAACGTCCACAAATTCCAGTTTGATTCCTTCCCGGTTGAGATACTGGTCAAGCACTGTTTGCGCGTGTTCAATCGGCTTGTTGTCGAAGGTCTTGTCTTCCGCAGTGTATTTCGCCTTGATGCCCTCACAATCATCAATGTGAAACACACGGGAATATTTCAGCAGAGGAATCTTTTTTACGTCTCCGGTTTCTGCGTCCACATCCTCAAGGATTTTCCAGAACACAACCATGCGGGACTTCGCACCTTTTTTAATCTTGCCACCTTCCTTGGCACACTGGTTAAAACTGATGTATTCGCCCGGCTTGCCGAGTAGAATCTGGTTCAGAATGCTATAACTGCGGCCTGTGGCATGGCTGACAGTGGAATCACTGCCGACCCACGGTTTCTGCCAAGGGATGATTCCTTGTTCCATCTGCTCAATGATGCGCTCGGTGATTTCGGTGTAAATGTCCATGTTATCCTCCTTTTCTGCGCCGGGGATTTCAGCCGCCCCGGCTCGGCTTTGTCTGTCACTCAATCACACCGCGCTTTTTCATGTCGTAGAAGCACCAGCGGTTGACCGTGTATTCATCCATCGTCTTGAATGTGTCCATCTCACTGTCGAACTGCGCTTGATACCGTTCAATCATTTCTCTCTGATTGCGGATAGTGTTCCCGAAGTAATCATACCCGGCATCAAGGTCACTCGCCATATTTTTGACCATCGTTGCCAGCATGGCCTTCTTGTCTTCGAACCAAATTTCAAACCAGTCATCGCGGTCGGTTACTCTGATGCTTGCCATTGTTGAACCCTTCCTTTCCGTGAGCACTTCCTGCCCACGGCTATATAATACCACTTATTTATAAATATGTCAATAGCCAATTTCAAACTTTTTTCAGACAGCCCAAGCCCCCGCCAGTGATGTATATAGAGTGATAGTGTTACAATGTTACAAAGTTACATCACATTTTGGCCTATAGGAAAAATTATTTTTTTTTGGTATCTTTCAGAAAAAAATATTTTTTCTCTATAGGCATATGTGTTTTGCATGTAACAGTGTAACATTGTAACACTCATGGCAGTCAACGGGGAATTTTCACCTTCGCCAACTGCCTGATAGCTTCGTCCGTTTCCTGCACGCTGATTTCCATCCGTTCGTGCATGTCTATCACACAACTGCTGGCCTGCGCCAGCGTACACATACCATTGTGCAAAAACTTCTTGAGCGTGGTAATCCGTGCGTTCTGCTCGACCGCCTTTTTGACCGTCACTGTGTTTTCCTCCAATCAGCGTATTTTGACCTCATAACCGAGGTTCTGCAACATTGCGATTTCTGACAGAATGTTGTCGCAAATCCAGTCAACCGTTTCTCCCGTGGGCGTTTCTGTCTGCCGGGTTGCCCATGCTTTGCTATAGCACCACTCATTATCAATCCACAAGTACAGTGTCCACGCCCTGTTAGTGCCGTCCCAAGTGATTTTCGCTTTCGGTGTTGCCTTTGCCATTGCTGTGTCTCCTCCCTTTCTGTTATACCCTATTCACCCCGGCAAATTCCTTCCGTAATTCCTTGATTCTTGCGGCCTTCGGTTCATCCTGTGCCGCGCCATTTAAGCTGATAGTGTGCGCATGGTCTTCCGCACATTCCCACTCTTGATTGAGCATCACCCATACACCATCTGTGTCTTCCCAACAATCCAGAATGCAACTGCGCTTGCTTGCTGGACAGGCCATCATGATTTCATGCGGTGTGAGTTCAGTGTACATTGTGATTCCTCCTTCTGTATGACTGCCGGGAACTTCCCCCGTCCCGGCTCGGGGTTGTTTTTAGTAGTTGAGCACTTTGATTGTATCTATTCCGTAACTGTCGCCCTTGCTGTCTTCAATAATTTTAATCAGCCCATATTCTGCGAGTTTATACAATGTTTTGCTATTGCAGTGCGTGAGCACTTCTCCACGCCGAGCGGCCTCCCAATACTTTTTGCAATATCCTTTGTCAATAAGTTCTTCCACGTAATCCAGCCGAATTGATTTGTGTGTTGTTCTAATCCATTCTGGATAATCAAGTTCCCTCGCGATGTCAATGTCTCTAATTGCTTCATCAAGAACCCTTTGCTGTGCGCTGGTAAGTTTCATCCTGTCGTGCCTTCCTTTCTACCGGGAATCCCTCCCGGTGATTTAATAATACCATATATTTATAAATATGTCAATAGTCAATTTTAAGAAAAATAAAAAACAAGCCCGGGGAACATCCCACGGGCTTGCACTGCTATTGCAGTTTCCTCATGACCCCATTGTACAAGCGCTCATTCATCACCTGTATTGTTGTCATGAGTTCATCCATGACCGCACAGACATCGGCTTGCGGTTTTCCGTCTATGAGCCGTGCGAACTCGCTATCACCGTCATAGTGGATGGCACCATCTGCCAGCGAATACCCGGAGAATGAATTCCGGGTTTCTGTCTGCGGTTCATGTGTCGATTCTTCCAGATGGTCGAGGATTGTGTAGAATGCCGCCAGTTTGATTGCAGTGTTGGCGTTTGGTGAGCGTGTGCCTTGACACTCCGCGATTGCTTCAAGCAGGTCTTGCTTCGTTATCAAGGCGCGTCACCTCACATCTGCTCAATCTGGTTCACAAGCTGTTGCATCTGCTGTTTAATCTGCTCGTTGGGAGCATCCTGCATCAGTTCCTCAATCTGATCGGCAAGCTGTTCCGCACCGCCACCGCGAGAATAGCGTCCCATGCTGTCACGCCGAGCATTCTGCCCACGTCCACGGGCATAGCTATTGCCGCCACCTGTCCGGGAGTATCTGCCGCCACCACGGTATGAACCGTCCCCAGAATAGCGGTAACCGCTGCCACCCATGTTGCCGTTGTCATAAGCATAACCACCGCGCTGGGAGTATTCTTCTTCATCGGCTCTTTCGACAATGTTGCAGATGTGGTCTACCGCCGAAGCCATATATTTGATAGTTTCAACATCCTCTTTAGAATACTTGCCATTCTGCGAATACTCGGCCAGTTCCTTCATCAGTTTTTCTTTCAGTTCGTACAGTTCGTGCATTTTTTTCTCACCCCCTTTTTACGCAATCCGAGCAATGGTCAGATTCGCATTCTGCACCTCAATCACGGGAGCAGGAGTAACAGTCGGGTCAGCGGTTGCCGGGACTGCATCAACGCTCAGCGAGAAACAGCAACAGCGCGGAACTTTGATAATTGCCGTGCTGGTCACGTTCCCAAAATCACCGACAGCCGCAGGCGTAAAGATTGCTCTGCTGGTCAATCTCGGTTCTCCGTTGACCGTCAGCGCGACCGCAATCGGTGTGACTGTGCCGCCCTCAGGAATCGCAATGTTCCCGTTGAAAGTCACCTGATAATGAGCAAACCTGTTGCATTGGTTATTACCATTAGCACCCTTGAGAATAAAATTCCCTGTATCATCCTCATGATAAACATAACCACGATTGCAAGGAATAGAAGCTCTGAACAGCACAGGCCCGTTCAAGGAAACAGACTGCACTTCATTATACAAAAATTCGCAAGCCATGCTAACACCGCCTTAACCGTTGCAACCGCAACCGCAACCGTTATTATTGCATGAGAAAATCGGGGTCATACCGTACACGGGCATGGACGGGACAGGGCAAGAGCGGAGTTCCTGCACAAGCTGGTTCGCAGTGGTAGCCTGTCCAGCGCGGATAGCCGCCGTCTGCACATCCTGAGAAGCCTGACCACGCGCAAACAGAAGTTCCTGACGAAGCTGTGCAATGGTTTCGTTCTTTGCGTCAATTTTGTCCTGACAAAGCTGGTCGAGAATCCTCTGCGTGTTGGCAGTGTTATTGACAATAATGTCACGGATTCCATCAGACACCGCCGCGCGGTCAGCACAATTTTCCTGCTGAACAACTGCCTGCAACTGCTGAGTGGCCAGCCTGTTATCACAACAGCACTGCGCAAGCTGAGACTGTACCGCATTGAAGCCCTGTGCCTGTGCGGTCTGCGCGGCGAAAGCAGTCTGCATGTTGGCAATCTGACGGGCATTCGCGCCCTGTTCGACACCAGCAAATCCGTTGGCAAGAGCCATCTGCATATCACCACAGCAGTTGCAAAGCTGAGTGGACAAGTTGTTCACGCCCTGCTGAATGCCGTTGACAGTGGTGTTGAGCATCTGGTCGCGGAATCCATCATTAATCTGATTGGACTGATTCATCCACGGGTACAGACCGCCAGCACCGCCATTATTGCCGATACCATAGCCATTGTTACCCCAGCCGTTATTGCCAAGCAGAAGCAGGAACAAGAGTATAATCCACCACCCGGACGAGTCATTGCCGAAACCGCCATTGCCACCGCCCTGATAGACAGGATAGCCACCAGCATAACCGGTCGGGCCAACCAGCATGGTCGCCGGGATGCCACCACCGTTTTCGTCAGTAAGAGCCATTGAGCAAAACCACCTTTCAAATAATGTATATACATTTCACCTCATGCGCACTCGGTGAAAATGTATCAATTAAAACGCGCCTGCACAGATAATTCACCCGTGCAAGCGCGTTGTTATCTCATCATATTCTGGAGCATGTTCGCCATCTGCACAGCCCGGTTATACTGCTCTTGCGACACTCTGCCGCTATTGAGCAACTGTTGGACTTGCTGGCGCGGGTCACCATGAAACCCTTGCTTGAATTGCTGAAACTGCTGAATGATGTTTCCCAGATTCCCAGCACCGTTCGGCATGGCGTTTCCGAACATCTGAAACAGTGGGTTACTCATCAACAGTCACCTCTTTTTTCGGCTTACTGTTAGAACGTGTCGTAAGGCCGTCCAGCTTGCTCTGTAATGCGTCCAAACGCTCACCAAGTAGATTTACTTCATCCTTGGTTGCAAACGGTTTAGAGGCCATTTCCGTTGGAATATGGACGTTGCTCGGCTGGCTCTCCCTGATAGTGTAGTCCAGCGTTTTGATAGACGGCATTCCGCTTGCATCAGCAGATTTGATGTAAATCGTCTGCCGCTCACTGTCCCAAAGCTGGACAGTGGTGTTCGGTGCTACCAGATAGGACTTCGCCCCGGCTTCACCTTGCACCCATATGATTCCGCTGGTCATCTGCTGTGCCTGTGGCTGTGGCTGTGTGGGCTGGACAGACGGCACTGTCTGCGCCTGATTCTGATAGGCGTACTGCGGCTGTTGGTAGTACACTGGCTGATAACCCACGGGGAAATAGCTGTTGTATGGCATTTTCAATCTCCTCCGTCTGCCTTAAACCAGAAATATTGCGGAATTTCTCTGCGGCTGTCCCATGAATCATATAGCCTTCCGTCAACGGCTGTAGCAACGTGGTTGCCAAATCCCAAGACAAAAATTCCTTTCGGGTGCTCATTGACGAAATCCTCTGCCGTGTAACAATCCGGGCAGTCACTCTCAATGGCTCTGCGCTGGAATCCGTGCTGACGCAACACTGCACCCCACACGCTATTGCTTGACGGCATGTCACCCATCAGAAACCCGTTGACCGCTATCATAGCATATGCCGTTTCCCAGCCCACATTTAAGGCCACGGAAACGGCACGAATTACACAATCCCCGACACTGCGCGAAGCAGGGTTATTGTTAAACTTTTCCCATGTCACTTGCCATCATCGACCTCTGCCGGGTCATCAATCTCATACCAGACTTCGCCATCCGCAACGTGCGCCGCATCAGCAAGTCCCTCGCCTATGATGTAGGCAATGACACTGCCAGCGGACATAATTACGCCAGAAACCGTTTCAACTGTCTGCGCATCCACCTTGAATGCCAACAGCAAACCCGACACAAGACCAATAATAGCCATCCAGAATTTACGGCTTGTCAGTTTCGCTTTCCAGTCAATCACCAACGGAATCAGCCCCTTCCCTTTATGTCCCGGATGTCGTGTTCAACCTCGTTCATGCGGCCTTCAAGCTGGAAAGTGCGCTCCACAATCTGATTGTGCTTGTTCACTTTGTCTTCCAACTGTTTCAGCCGAAACTCAATCAACCGTTGGCTGGTGATAATACCCAGCAGACTTCCGACCGCCGTACCTGCCAGTGACAGCAACGCCACGATTATTGTTTCACTCATCCGCACCACCCCCTTGCAGTCAAATTAATTCCGCGCCGGGAAATTGTGCTCTGAGTTCCTCCACCTGTGCAAGCGTCAGCCCCGGAATTTTGATTGTATATGTTTTGATTGTGGGCTGTTCGCCATTCAGCACTGCCCACGTTTTTGCGCCGACAATGCCATCAGCAGACAGCCCGTTATCTATTTGAAAAAGCGTCACTGCCGCCAGAGTGCGCTTGCCAAAAATCCCGTCAGCCGTTCCGCAATCATAGCCACGGCTGTTCAGCATTTCCTGCAAGTGTTTGACATCCGCTCCCCGGTCACCCTTGCGCAATGTTGGCAATGGTTTGACTTGACCGCCACGAATGTCCGCTATCTCCTCGGCAGTGTACAGACCCGCAGGAATCCCGTAATGCGTCCAGCGTTTGTCAAGCGGCTTGCGTTGAACACCGTTTCCGCACTCAATCGTTTCGCCGCCACCAATGTATAGCCCTGTGTGGCTCATCTTGCCGTCCCGCTGGATGAACACACAGCACACGCATTCTGGCATGTCCGCGATTTCACCACGTTCAAGCCAATTTCCCTTGGTCTTGTATTGCGTGGTTGCGCCGTCCCCGTACAGGTCAATGCCGACCTGTTTCAAACACCAGTCCGTAAAGCCCCGGCAGTCAAAACATCGGTCGCCTTGCCACTGGCAACCATCGCAGTTCGGTTTCGGGTTGTTGCTCCGCAGAACCTGACATTTGCTGATGATTGCAGTGTGCTCGGAGTGCAGACCATAGCGTTTTCTGCGCTCCGTTGGTGTGCATAATGCACCCCATGCACCGAAAACATAAGGCGAGCCGAGTTGACTGACCGCCGCTTCGACTACGCGCAACGGCATATCACTCATTCCCGGCTCACCTCCTGTTTTCCGCGCTTGCAAGAAAATTATAGCATGGCGGTTTTACCGTGTCAATACATTTGCAAACATTTTTTGAAAATTTATCTGAGTTAAAGTGTTATTTAAGTTGGAATCAACTTACATTGATAGCATCTGCATTGTTTCCGTGATTCCAAGGCCGTAACATCATATTGTTCGACACGAGGGTTCCATCGCAATAAAGTGTATTGCTTATTGCTTCCAAGTATGCTGTTTTTTCTGAATCGCCGTCATTGATAACCATAGCATATGTTCCACCAGTGTGATGAAAAAAACAATCTCTAAAGCGTATAAACATATTCCCACCTGCATATCCCATTGTTGTATGCATGAAATACGCACCAAGTCGGCACATATACGCAGAATCATAGTTTTCAGACGGTTTCCATGTGGGGTCAGTATGGGACTGAAAATTGCATCGATCGAACAAAATGTCTTGATTCTTGTATAATCCAAGTCCAACAGCGGCAGTTTGATATGATATGAAGTCACAGTTTTCAAACACAAGTTTCATCCCGTTCGTATCAGCAGGACGGTTGTCCACGTGAACTGCATATGACCCTGTTGTTTCTGTTCCGTCTGATGCAGTGTGCGTTGCTATGAACGTGAGGTTCTTTATGATCCCGTTCGTAGCGATCTCAGCAGGAGGAGTGTTATAGTTCCCTGTGTTGCTCTGGACGATGCACTTTGTTTTATCAACGCCGATGATCGATATATGTTTTACGGATGCCAACCCAGACCACGGGTAAGAGCCACTAAGTGAACGCATCAAACTGAATCTTCCATACGGGGTGCTCTTTGGGTGGACGATTATGGTTGCGTAGTCTCCGGTAACAGCTTCGATCGCTTGCTGGATCTCAGTATAAGCCAGTCCTTCGCCAACATGGATTTCTTGAGACAAGACGCGGGTGTCATCTTGGTTGGTAACGATCGCCTTTATGGTTGCGTTAAGCGCCCACTTGGCTAACGTTGAAGCGTTCAAGATGCTGGTTGCGCTTGGTTCTACATACAGCATGCTATACCCGTTTTTCACGGAAACGGTCTCAAACGCAGACGCACTGTAGAACCCGATTTTTGTGGGGGAGGTTGTTTGTACGTTAACTGGTACGCTTACTACGTTCTGGCTCGGTGTAAGCGTGTACGTTTTATCAGCGTACTTTTCGCCAGTTTCGCTGTTCCAGAACGAGATACTGAACGTTTTTTGTGTGTTGTTTTTTACATAAACATCTATCGTTGTGACGATGGCATTTGCCGGGATAGTTAGTTCTTTCGGTATCCATATGTTGTCGTTGGTTGCGTTTGAACTCGTTACGTTATTTTCGTCATACACTGTCGTTTCCGGAAAGAACACATCAAGTTTACCGCTGATAGCTTCTATCTCGGTGCTGATACCGTCAACATCTTGGATGATGCTGTCTATAAATGGCACGAAATCGTTAAGCATGTTAGCTGTTGCTATTTTATGCCCGTTCACATAAACTTTACTATAATCAAAAGGCATATACATTTTATCAGTAAAAAACAGCGCAATGGCAGCTCCATTAACAAGACTATTATACGGAGCAAATTCAAAATCAGTACCGTTAAACAATAAAACAGTTACATTATTGAAATTTGTATAAGAAAGAGAAATTGATGTCGATATGCTTTTATGATTTCCACCATAGACAAAATATCCAGATCCAATTGTTACAGTCTTGTTGACTGTATCCCAATCAATTCGGGATGTACACAAACCATAATTATAAAATGTCGACAATGATTTTAAGCTGATAATTTCTTCAATCTTCTCATCTATTTCATTAACAAACGGCACAAAATCATTTAATATGTTGGCAGTTGTGATTTTGTTGCCGTTCAGATATACATTGTCGTAGCTAAACGGTGTATACATCTTGTTAGCGTTGAAAAGAGCGAGTGTCGCTCCGTTTATGAGCTTGTTAAAGGGTACAAAGCTAAACGTACTACCGTTGCAAACAAGAGCAGTCGTGTTGTTGAAATCCGTGTATGCCAGAGTAGTTGCAGAACTTATCCCAGTGTAACTGCCACCGTATATAAAGAAGCCAGTCCCAAGCGTGACAGTGTTATTTGTCGTATTCCAGTCTATGCGCCCATTGAACAGACCGAAGTTATAAAAACTTAACGCGCTCTTTAAGTTGTTTACATCACCAACACTTGCACCATCAACATTCGCCCTCGCCTGTACCTTCTGTGCGTACGTCAGCGTCTGCGCAGAATCATACCTGACCGCTTTCGTTGCCGCCGCATTCGCCGCCGCCGTGGCCTGTTCACATGCGTCAATCTGCGCAAGCAATTCGCTGATGTCAGGGACGGCTTCACCGCTGTCAATCAGGTCGCCAGCTACCGTCCTTTGCACCGTGCCGATTGCGGCATAAATGCAAGTGGTCGTTCCGCTGACCGTGTTGAAAATAGCAAGCTGGAATCTCCCCGGCACGTTGTAGCAATCCTGATGCAGTGTGATAACCGCCTTGCCATTCGTCACACTGCCAGTCAGCAGGATTGTCGTGTTGTTCGCCCTCATGAACCGTGCCGACACACTGCCAGTCAGCGCCAGCGGATTGCCGCCTTGCATCGCAGAAATAACAAACTGGTGCGCTCCGCTTTCGTTCGTGAATGTCATGCCATGCAGTGAATCAACCGTGATGGGCGCGTCCAGAAACGCTGTTTTGTTGATAACGATGTTCGCCATGCTGCTTTACTCCTTCCTAAGCCCCACAACTATTATTCCGTTTTGATTCTGAATTATAACGAGGTCGGTATATCCTTCATAAACTTCAAGCACCTCTTGCGATTGTTCATTTGTGCATATCATTTTTTCTGTTTTAGTTTTGTCACTAAATATCTGAGCGGCCTCAATGAATGTATGGATGTCCTGCAAACCAATCCAGAGCACCCTTTCAAACGCACCACACCTGTTTACAACAATAACTGTTCCATCATTAAGTTTAAGCAACCTCACGGAATAACCACCTCCTGCGACCCATCAGCATTGATTCGGATAGTCTCACCGCCGACAATGGTCTCGCCACGTTCAGCGGCTTCTGCAAGCTGTTTCTGCCGCTCTGCGCGTTTCTGCTCCAACTCCGCTTCTGCGGCCTTTTGCTTTGCTTCAACCCTCGCCTGTTCGGCTTTTTTCAACTGCGCTAATTTCTGATACATTCCGACAACGGTTGCACAGTTTTCAACACTTCTAACGGACAGGGAATCAAGGTCAACAATCAGGCTTTGAATAAGAGTAAGTGTGTCCATGCTTTTTCTCCTTTGTTATAACCGTTAAACGCTTGCACCAACATAATAAATAGTTGCCGTGGTTGGGTCTCCAACATGGCCATCAGTTTTACCCGTGACAAGCCAACCGTTATGCGACCCAGTCGGGCCAGTGGAAGCAGAACCATAAAGATAATCTCCACGTGGGCCAAGAGTAACTGACGGCAATGTAATATTTATGCCTGTTATAACCGTCTTACTCATCAAGCTAACGGATGTTCCGCCGATGCTGAATGTGTTGCAACTTAGAGTTGCGATACCGCCAGTGTTTGCGCTCATTCCATCTGCGTGGAAATTTGTCGCATATAGATTTGATGCTGTTGTTTGCCCCGTCATCAAACTGTCGATTTTACCGTCAACCGTGGTCAAACGTTCGATTGTGGCGTATTTCGCATCTAACTGTCCGACCGTTGCATACTCGCCCAAGTCAACCTTCGCCGCTTGTATCTGTATTCCTTCTGGCGACAAGTTGATTGCAGAAATGATGCCAGATTTTTCAACCCTCAACTCTATCAAATCACTGGCAATCTTAAACAGCGATGTTGCCGCCTGCTGTGCTTCGCCGATTTCGGTTTCAGTGGCTATAAGTTGGATATACCGTGCAGTCTGTTCAAACGCCGTTTCATACGCAAGCTGATACCGCTCTTGCAATTCGTCCCAGTAGGATTCAGACGCAATGATGGCAAACCGCTGGTCATCCTTTTCGACCTTCATGTCGTACTTGATTTTTAGAATATCGAGTTCTTCTTTCAAGTCTTCGACACCGCCACCGCCGCCACCGCCGCCGCCGCCTGTGGCTTTTTCGACCTTCTTTTTCAGTTTGTCAAGTTCGGACGCAAGATTGATTGCTTCGTTGGCAAGCGTCAGTCTGCATTTCCCAATATCGTCATACACTGACTGATAGTAAATGCTGGTAATCAGTTCGTTCTCGACCGTGTTGTATTCTGGCAGTGCAAGACGGTACATTGTGCCGAGCCGATAATAATCAAGGTTTTCGCCCGTTATCTGAAACATATGCTGTGCATCAATCGAGATTGACACTTTCGGACGCTTGTGCAAGTTCAGATATTTGTTGACGATTGCGACACGTTCTTCCGCTGTCAGCGCATCCCCGGAATCCAGATATTCCTCCACAACGCCATACTGGTTGATTGTGTCTGCGTCAATATAGCCGCCCGTCACGCCATCCACATATACCCTTGTGCAGAGTTCACTATCATCATAGGACACAACACAATTTGAAATGTTTCTGGACAGCCGCCCTTCTGCCGATGCCACTGTGGGCTTGCGTCTAATATTGATGCTCCACGGCAGACCCTCCACCATGTTGAAATCTGCATAATAATCAGGCAGTTGGTCAAGCAAATCCATAAACAGGTCAAACAGCGTGTCGTGGTTAACCTCAATGTTTATCTGTTCAGTGCTTGCTTGAATTGTCCCAACAACCCACGGCACAATATTATTAATCCGTACATGCTGTGACGCAAGAATCTGTGTCAGAACCGTCTGTGCATCCCCGGCATAGACAGTTTTCTCGACATCCGTTTTGGTGCTGATTTTGTCCTTGTCGGGAGTTGTCTGACCGCCATCTCCTTCCCCACTGCCGCCGCCATCCTTCGGATTCGCAACGGGCGTTTCTTCCTGTGTCTGTTCCTGCGTTTCTTCTTGCGTTTCTGTCTGTGTTTCTGTGTTGTTGGCAGATTGTACAGTCAGCGTTGCCGCATCAGATACAACCGCCGCCCCGGTGGCATCCGTGATAATGCACCGATATTTGTAGCCATTCCGAGCAGAGATTGCGCCGATTGACAGTGACGCAGTTGTCGCAGACTGCGCGGCAGAATTCGTCCAGTTGCCTGACGGGCTTCGGTACTGCCACTGATAACTCAGGCTGTTTCCAGTGGCTGTCACACTGAAAACCGCTGTGCCACCCTCTGCAACCGTTGCGTCTGCTGGTTGCGCAGTGATTTTCGGCGCGGTCACTGTGACAACATTCAAACCTTCATTCGCTATGCTGTCATCCAGTATGCTGATAGCGTGTTCCAGCATGACCGTTGTTTCCCCAGTGACATAATCCTTCTGCAAGTTGGACACACGGTAAATGCCCTCTTGCCCGGCCGGGGAACACATCTGCACGAAGTCCCGGATTGTGATTTCCTCGTTCTTCGGCAGAATCATTGTCGCACTGGACGGCGGCGAAAGTTCAAGTGACAGTGACGCACTGACCGGATGCAACCGCCCAACGATGTTCATGTTCTTATCGTAGAGCATCGGCAATGTTATTTCAGTGGTCTGTCTCAATAGTAAAGCCCCCTAACCTTGAACACCACATTGACGCTCTTGTTCGCCGTGAAGCTGACGTTGTTTTCCTGCCCAGCAACGGCGCGGAGGTCATCACTGCTATACGGATTACGTTTTTCAAGCAGGCTGTTGTTGTTACCGTCCCGGATATGCAGGAAATGCTCATCATCATACCTGATGTGGATTTGCGCACCGTTTGCCATGCCCGTCATCCCAGACACGGTCATTGTCGTACTCCCGACATTCAATGTGAAGTTCGTCAATCCCGCCGCCCTTGCAGTTATGTCAACCTCAACAAATCCATCTGCGGCATATCCTCCGCACAGAAGTTTACCAGACCCGGAAGTGCCTGTCAAGGACAATGTTTCTTCAAGTTCATCTTCCCAGTATGGCAGACCCGGAGCGAAAAACACCAACGACAACTCATCCGTCCAATTCAGCGCAGACGCAATAACAGGCGGTGCTTTGCACAGTACGTGCAACTGCTCACCGATCCTGTCATTGGTTTTCAGAATGCCGCCGTTGACCGCCCATTTTGCGACATCCTCGCAAATCCGCTGTCTATCCGCTGGTCTGTAGCGGTGTATTTCAAACGTGATTGTGACTGTTGCATCCCTCAGATACCTATTGGACAGATAACCGCCATTTGACCGCGCACGGCTGGAAAAATAATCTTGGAACTGCACATCTGCATACTGAATGTCGTGAATCAGAATGTCGGGAGATATGCTGTCCATTGGTACATCGTCAAGCCACACTCTGTATCTGCTAATCATATGCCATACCTCCGCGCCCTAACCTGTGTTGCGAGGTTACTGCTAACCCGCTCCGTCACAACATCACCGACACGTTCACCATTCATGTTGATAGACACACCAGCCATAGCCACACGCACCGCATTTGCAACCGCGCTTGCGAGTTCCTGCGAATTTATGCCGCCAACACTGCCGCCATCCTCATTGCGCCACTGCCGAGCCTGTGCCTGATTCAGAATAGTCTCGCCACGGTGCAGGCTCGCAACATATCCATCATACGGCACATAGTTCAGACCGCTTGCGCGCATGAACGTATCATCAAACACCGCGCCAAGCCCAGTATCGTTAATTCCGTGCAAGCCATAAGTGCGGAAATTGACAGCAACATTGATGTTCCGAGGAATTCCAGCAATCTGTGACTGCAAATCCGTCAAATACTGATTCGCCGCATTTGCATATTCCTGATACTTTGCTTGCGCATCTGCGAGGTCAGCATTCATAGTTTCAATGTCGGTTTGTATGGTTTCAATCTCTGACTGCAATTCTTGGAAGTCGTTTAGTGCATCCGTTGCCACATCAATCTTTTCAAACTGCTGGTCAGTAAGATTTTCCTGATTTAACTTGTCAATCAAATACATCAGTTCAAGATAATTTTTGGACGCAATGTCTTCTGGTCTATAGCCCTCCGTTTCACTTAAACCGATTTCCTGCAATACCTCATTCAGATTTTTTTCTGCTATAGACCGTTTCGCCGTTGCACTTGTTTGTTTATCAATCAGGTCAATTTGCTTTTCAACAACTTTGCTGGCCTGTTCGGCAAGAACATTCTGTTTGTCTTGTAACGCTTGTGCCACTGCCTGCGCACGAGCATTGTTAAACCATTCTTCCGCAGTCTGTTTGAGTTCGTCTCCCTGTGCCTTGATTTTGCCATTCACAAAGTCTATCTGGGTTGCAAGGTTCGGGCATAACGTAATAAGTTGTTCTGCAACTCCTTGCCATATTTCCAGATTTGTAGCCGCATTGCCAGTGCTGTCCGACATGCTGACAAGCGTATCAATCAAACTTGACACCTTTGCTTCATTATTGTCGGTTTCTGAGAATGCTTCTTTCATCGAATCATCAATGTCGGAAAACCATTCGTCGATTCCCTTTTCCTGCGTCCTGCCGTTAAAAAACGCTACAATCTGCGTAATCATGTTCGCCGCATCAGTCAGCAACGGGAACAGCCCAATGACGATATTCTGTTTCAACGCATCAATGGCAGAGTTCATGCTGTCAAGCGCATCACCGTATGCAACGCCCTTTTCTATGTCTTCTCCCGACATAATCAAGCCGAGTTCACGCGCACCTTCCAACAAGTCTTGTATGCCGTCAACACCACTGTCTAACAGTGCATTCAACCGCTGACCAGCACCGCGCCCAAACAATGCTTCTGTCAGTGCTCCGCGCTCAGGAGTTGAATCCATCTGCGCCAAAGAAAACAACACATCAGACAGCAACGATTCAGTGTTTCTATAGGTTTTCGGGTCAATCTGCAATGATTCCAGCGCGGCAGTGACATTTTCGCCGACTTCCATGCCAGCCATTGTTTTGTTTAGGTTGCTTATACCACGGGAAATGTCGCTAATGTTTGCGCCACTCTGACTGAGCGCATAATCCCACTGCTGATAGGCTTCGGAAGAAATCTGCAACGACCGAGAACCTTTGTCCACTGTGTCGGCATATGATGCAGTCATCTGCACTGCCTGTGCTATTGCGGACGATATTTTATCAATAACAGCAACGACACCAGCAACGGTCAGTGCGTCCTTGATTCCTTCTGCAATGCCTGTCATGGCTTCACCGAATGCAGAGCCCTTGCTTTCGGCCTGTGTCATGCTTGATTCATATTCGCTTGTATCCAGCGTCAACCGCGCCATCAGGTTAAACAAATCCATACAATCACCCCACTAACCGCCCAGCTTTTTGACCATATCCGAAACGATTGTTTTGCTATCCCGCTTGTCAATTCGTTCTGGCATCCAAACAGAATTTACATATTCTCCCGGTGAGATAACACCGTCATAATGCCGTTTAACAAGCAGATATATCAATTCTGTCTGATACCGTTCTATCTGTTCACGCCTAACCCGCGCCGCCAGTACAGACCGCAAAGCCACTGCATTCAGCGGCACATTGCTTTCCGTTAATGCGAGGACACATCGTCCTGCTCCGTAGGCGCGGACTGTATAAAAAAATCTTGCAGTTGTTCCTCCCACGCCTTTTTGAAATCAGCAAGGATTTCTGCGCCGTTCATGTCTATTACTTCCTGCAACGGTTTCCCTTCAACCGCTGCCATAATGCGCAGTGTGTCCATGCGGTGCTTTTCTCCAAACAACAGCGGGAACAGTTCTGCATATGTCCGCAAGATAAAGCGAAGTCCATTACGCTGTTTCAGACCAATACCGCGCATTGTACACCGTCTAAACGCTTCAAATACCTCATTGTCTGCCGCAAGATTGCCCATTGGCTCTGCGCATTCTACTAACAACGCAGACAGTTCAAGCGTGTTCATATCCTTGATTTTCTTCATGTTGGAATCCTCCATAAACGTAAAGGGAAGGAAAACGGCAAATCTGTTTCCCCTCCCTTTGTAATTAAGTCACTGGCAGTAAATCCACTGCGAGCCCTGATAAGGTCACGCCGCAGGGTCGAGGAAAATCACCTCGAACGGTGCGTAGTCATAATCCTCAACACTATCCTGATAGGCGTGGAACTCAAACGGGATAATACCTTCACCCTTGTCGGTAAAGGTCAGCGTCATGCCATTGTTGTTCAGCGCGTTCTTGAGTGCAATCAGCACCAGACCACCGTCTGACATATCACCAACCCACACAAGGGAATTCAGATAATCAGTTCCCTGAATTGCAGTGTGCATCTTGACAGTGGTCTTCTGACCAGTGGTGGAAGATTCACCAGTGGCAAGCACCTTCGCAAAAATTTCCGGCCTGATTTCTACCAGCGTACCAGTAAGCTGTGCGTCCACGGAGTCCACAAACGCGCCACCCTTGAACCGATAACGCTTGCCGTCAACCTCAGGCTCACGGATTTCGCTGGTAACAACGAACGTACCGCCGCCACGGGTTGCGCCGAGCAACTTTGTGCTGTCCTGCAATGCTGTCGCAAGTGCCGCTCTCAGCGTGGTTGCGTTCTGATAGGAGGAATAATCAAACCCAATCAGAAATGCGCCAGCATTCAACTGCAAGTTCTGAAATGTTTCAGTTCTGCACGGAGTAACCATTCCTGCAACTGGCATTCATTTCACCCCTTTATTTGTGATAACAATTTATCTGCATATTGATATATGCGTACCTGATTTCCGGGTCTTCGTCCGTCTGCAACTGGACAAACGGTGTTCCCGGCCTGATAACCACATAACCGCCATCGCAGGTGATTCTGACACCATCTCCGATTGCGGCTTTTATTTCGTCAACCTTGTCCAATATCGCGGCATTGCCAGTGTCACGATACCAGACTTGTGCGTAATGCGTAGCGGGAGCAAGCGGCTCAGATTCCACAAGGCTGTATGTGATGTACGGCAGTTGCGCCTCGTCCGGGACAGTGCTGGTTGTGTAGGCTGGCAGTCCGAAACCACTGTAAAATTCGTATAACGCTTGTGCAGTGTTTATCATGTCAGTTCCCACCTCTCAGCGGTTACCTGCCCAATCTGGAACGTGGCAACGCTCGGTGTCTCGCTGTCGGTCACGTTAGAGGTCACCCGGAACACAGCACCATCTTCAACACGGCGAAATACATCGTGATATTGAAGCTGAATGCCCTTGTCAACTGTTACGGTATAGACCTCGGTCACGCCCTGTTTTTCGGCAACCCTTGCCGCCAAGGTGTTGTCCTTTACTACTGCCGCTTGAAACTCTGCGCCTTCTGTCCAACTGTGGACGAAACCGCCCAGCCCGTCAGAAACCGTACTGCGGTCAAGCATGACGCAAGTTTCTTTCATCACATCAATCAGCGACATAGCGTGACCCTCCCGTCAAGCAATTTTCCGATATGCGTTTAACCGTGAGCGGAACTTGTCCTGCCATGTCAGTGTGCCGCCGCTGTTCGCACCACTGCCAGAAGCCTTGGTGTACGAATAGCCGCCGAAACTCTCTGACGTGTACGGGCTATCCAGAACCGCCTTGTTCGCTGTCTGCCAGTCAGAAATTTCCTGCACGATTTTCAGAAATGCGTTCGGCACACCCATAGCCACAACTGTCCCGGTAAAGGTTTCCGTTGCCAGCGTCACGCCCGTCTTGCCGTCATCGTCAAATATCACACCACCGTCATAGTAGGTGTAAATGCCGTCATTCAGCGCAGAGCCGACAATGCGGAATCTCTGACCGGGCTTGAGAAAGTCAAGGCTGATTGTGCCGTCTGCGATCTCAAACGTGTCATTGACATACATCAACTCAAAATAGTTGTGGACAAAATCGCAGACCTCAGTCAGCATCGCGCTTTCTCCCCTTTCGGGACGGTTTCTGCTCTGTCAGTTCCTCGTACCCGACAATGACGGGATAGCCAAGGCGGTTCGCACTTGTTGCCAACTCCGCAAGCCGTTCCGCAGTGACGGTCAATCCCTCCCGGGGGAAGATGTCTCCCGGGAGGTACTCTCTGAACCCGTCCGTCAAGTCGTAGAACTGTTGTTCAACCCGGTAAATCAAGTGGCACTGACGGTGACGTCGGCAACACCGTCCACATACTCAGCCCACAGAGCCATGCCCATCAGAGCGAAGGATTCACCAACGGCAGTGTTGTAATTGCCCTGTGCATGGAAGCCAATCAGATTGGTTTCGCCCTGCACAGTGTAGTTCAGCCCCAGACGGGCAAACTCACTGTCGCCGGGGTCGATGTAGTAAAGGTCGATGTTTTCCACGGGCGTGGCAATCACATGATTGCGCGGAATCTGCGCCGCCGGGAGCAAGAACAGCGTCCGATAACCCATGAAATTCTCAATGTAGGTCAGTCCGAAAGCGGTCTGCACAGTGATGTTCGCAGTACCAAGATAATCATACGCATCAAGGATGTTGGCAAAACCCACAACCTCAGTGACGTCCTTCTGAATAGTGGCGAACTTGTTCAGCACTTCGCCCTGTGCCTTTGCAAGAGCGGCCTGCCAAGTGGTGGCAGTCTTGGTGTTGCGCCCGGTAGCAGAAGTCAGGAACGTATAGAAGTTGCCCAGCACGACATTCTGAAGTTTGGTCAGGAATGCGTCATCTGATTTCTCAATCGCAACCTCTGCGCCGTAGGTGTTCACATCCTCAATCGGGACGGCCTTGGCGTACTTGTTCATCGTCAGGTCGGCCAGAGTGGACTGCACAATGGTCGCCTTGCTGTACGGAATCACATTGCCCGGTGCAACAGTGCCGCTTTCAAGTGCAACATCGGCAGTGTAGGAAATCAGGCGACTGCCTGGGGCTTTGCGAATAGGACGCATAACGCCCATGATGTTGCGCAGAGCATCCCAGTTGTCGTTAAACCGGGTAACGAAATCAATTTCGCGCGCAGTTACGTTCGTGTACACATTCGGCAGACTGTCGCGAGGCTGGGTAAGAGTTTCAACTTTTGTAGCAGGCATAATCTCAACCCCTTTTCTTTCACTTCATGAGTTCTGGATGTTCAGCCAATGCTTTCTGCCGCTCCGAAGTTGACATTTTGTAACGCCCGTGCTCATCACGAGCATAAATGTCGGCCCTTGTCAGAGTGGTGTTCTGCGCGGCTGGCGGTGTTTCCACGGTTGCGCCTTTCGTGCCTGTTGTCTGGATAAACGCGCCCCAATCGGTCTTGATGTCGGCTGTCAGTTTGTCAGAATCAACCAAATGACCGTTTTCGTCAAGCTGTTTGTCTGACAGGTCAGTGATTTTCAGAATAGCGTCAATGCGCTTGCTGTCCACATTTGCGGCTTTCAGAAGTTCAGCATATGCCGCCTTGACCTTTTCGGTCTTTTCGCGGGTAGCCGTTTCTGTCTTGTAATCGTCAAACGTCTTTTTCAGCGCATCATACTTGGCTTTCCAATCATCACCGTTTTTTGCTTTCAGCGCATCAAGTTCCTGCTGGACAGTGACCAGTTTTTCAGCATCCGCTTTGTACTGGTCACGCACTTCTTTCAGACCATTTACAGTGTTGGCATGTTCTTCCACAATCGCGCTGACCTGTTCGTCGGTCAAGCCCATGCCCTTCAAAAAGCTCCGAGTAACACCCATTTTCGCACCTTCCTTTTCTTTGGGGCTGTTCTTCGCCCAGTGCATTATCATGACAAGTTCTTCTGTCCCCTCAAATATAGCGGATATTTATACGTTTGTCAAGCATTGCAAGAAAAATTGCAGTTTTTTCGTGTTACAGACCTCAGATTGCAGTTTTTCCTGCAAAATTGCAAGATTTCCTGCAAAAATGTTACAATGTTACAGTGTTACACGAAAAACATATATGCTATATAGAGAAAAAATTTTTTTTAGTTATTTTTCAGAAAAAATATTTATTTCCCGTATAGAGAGAATTTGAGTGTAACATTGTAACATTGTAACGCTGTCTCTACTATCCTTATAGGATATGGGCTCTTGGCCTCTGCCCGTGTTACAAACAAAAACCGCCGTTTGTAACTGTGTAACAGCGCGGCGGTTTTGCTGGTTATGATTTTAATTCTGTTTCATACACTGTCTTGTATTCCGATATGTGATTTTCTATTGACGGTCTGATAAACGGCTGTGGTCTCATGCCGTGTGTTGTGTGCCACTGCCCTTTTGCATCCTGATACCTCCACGGGGTCTGTCTGCCGCCATCAGTGGCATAAATACCCGTGCCAAGTTCATTGTAAATTGCATACACTGGGCCAGCACCGACAACAACTGTCCTGCCCTCGTCTTCAACAGAGTGACCGATGCTGTTTTTCATTGCGCCTGTGTCTACTCGGCTTAATTCTTTTGCATAACTTTCGGCCATGCCGCCGACGATTTCAGATGCACGAGCAACCTGTTCGTTCAGCGCGGCCTTTATGTCTGTTATGTGGCTTTCAAAAACAACAACCGCCATTGTTAATTGCTCCTTCCTCTGTTGGCCTTCCACTCTTTGTATGTCATATCACCAACTGTGTAACTATGCCGTTTCCCTTCTTCATCAGTGTCATACGCAAGCCGTTCCCGGTGTGCCATCTTTTCATATTTCGGATAGACATACGTTAATGTGCATCGGCAATTGTACACAAGTTCGGGCGGTGCTGACGGGTCGCCAGGATAGTCAATTTCTTGTCCGTCAACCACAAACGGCTCATCTACCGGGACTGTTTGCCCGTCCAATTCCTGATGCGTGTCACGGGTTCTGTCATCAAGTGTAGCAAGCCATTTTTTCTTGACCTCAATTCCCATATCCTCGGCTTCGTGCAATCTGTCTATTCGTCCTGCATTCTGCGCCCCGGTCATGGCTGTTCTGGCAAACAGCACCATCTTGTCACCATTGCTGGCAGATAAGTCAGTAAACAGCCTTTTTGCAATGTCGTACACCGATTCACCTTGCACAATTCCTTGCGTCAATGCGTTCTGCACACGGCCCTCATTCCAGATATAATCCTTTTTCTCGTTGATCTTCCATTCTGGCAACATTTTCGGATTGTCTCTAATAAGCCTCTCAACCGTTTTCTGGTCATAAAATGCAAATGCGCCGAGTATCCGCAGGTCACTTTCCATTGAGTATGCAGTGTAATTCGCCGCTTCGCAAAATACGTTTTTGCTCGTTCCCCTGATGATTTCACGGGCTTTTATGTCTGCATTTACATAGACATTTGTGATGTCTGCCAACCGTTTTTTCCACATTTCTCCTTGGAAAACTTGACCTTTCAGCCAACTTTGGTATGCGGCCTTTGTAATTTTCCCGGATTGCATATCTGACAGCATTTTTGCCGCTTTCACTGCGTGGTCGGCAAGAAAAGTATCCATTTTTGATTTTATTTCATGTTCAGCTTGCGCGTATACTGCCCGAATTTTCCGCGCAAGCTGTTTCACCTGTTTGTCAACGTATGTCTCCACATAGTCAGCCAAATTGCAACACCCCCGTAAATGCCGCTATTTTACGTTTTAAGCGCGTCCAGCACTTCACAATATAAATACCCGTGTAAAGTGCCAGACGCGCTCAGAACGCAAATTAGACGGATTCCTGTGCGTTTTCGTCCTGCTGTTCAGTTTCGCCCTGCTGTTCGCCAATGTCAAACCGCCCGGACGCTTCTATATCCCGTCTGTACAGTATGCCGGGAATCTCATCCGAGGTGATGTTCGGCAACTTTTGCAGGACGGTTTCATCATCAAGATACTGCGCTTCAAGCATGACCATATCAACCTGTTCTTTCTGATTGCTGATTCTGTTCCGCTTGAAAACGGGAGTGTCCTCAATGCCAATCAGTGCGAGAATCTGCTGGACGAACTTGATAATCTGATACTCAAAATCGTCTGCATTTTCGTCCAATGGCTGATAGGCGGCGTCAATGTGGTCATTTGTAGACCCAGCCGCGATTGTATGCACATCCAGACCGCCGAAATCCTCGTAAATACCAGCGCGTATGCCGTCCAGATACGCCTGTCTGGCCTGATACGGGATTTCCTGCGTGTACGGTGTCACCGCACTGTTGTCAGTGTCAGCGACCGCGATGTGCTGAATCTTGAGCCTGTCCCGGAAACGCGCAAGTTCTGCATCCGTCATGCCACTGCAATTTGACAGAATCCAGTAAATTTGTGCGCAATCCGTCAAATCGTTTGCGAACCCTGACCGGATGAGGTCATAACTGTCAATAGCCCTCTGCATCCCGACCAGCGTTGACTGATGCAAGCGGCTACCCCACAGCGGCACAATCGGCAGTGCGCCATAGTTTTCACCGCCAACCACTTCCAGACCGTCAGCTTCGGAATAGACATAATTCTGCTTGTATGCGCGTTTCGGCTCGACCAATTCAAAATTCATCTTGCCGCTGTGCCGACCACCACGGTACTTGCTATAACCGTCTTCTTCATACAGAATCGCGGTCATCTGCTTGTCCTTGTCCAACTGCCAGAACCGAATGCCAGCCCGGAGCGCACCCGTTTCTTCATCCCACAGCGGCACAAACTCGGTCAGCGGGAAAACGTATAGCCTGTCCAGATTCCAAAACCCGAACGATACGCCATGAATCAGCGCTTTATATGCGGCATTTTTCAAGGCAGTGTCGAAGTCATTGCCCAGCAATTCATCCGTGGTGTCCACCGTCTGTTCAACACCGTCAACCAGCCTTTTCTCTTTATGCTCGCTGAACGAAACACCATTGCCCAGCGAGTACATGCACCGCTGTGTGTTCAGACGGTTGAAAAAGTTGCTGGCAATGCGGTTGTTCGCGGCAGTGAAGTCAACCACTTCCGAACCCGTGCCAGTAAAGATTGTGCGCACATAATTGTAAATGGTTTCGTTTTTCTGCTTGTCGTAGTTGTCAGCACTGACCGCCACCCGGTACATCTCCGAACTCATGTGCTGATTGATAGCCTTGCCAATAAAGTCAAGCACGTTCGGCTCTTCGAGGAAGTCTTGATAGGTTAAAAGCATCATTCATCATCCTTTCCAATCATCCAACCTTCTGGCAGTCCGAAAGCCCACTGTCTGAAGTCGTGCCATTCGTACAGCTTGTGGCCTTTCCGCTGTTTGCAAATCTGGCGCAAGGCCGCATAGCTCATCATCACGGTTCGCCGCTGAATGAAACCGCTCGGAAGGTTCTCAATGATCTGCCGCCAACATGCCTTCTTCATCTCCGGGGTTTCTGCGGCAAGATAAAATCCACGCATGATTTCGAGCAAGTCAACCACGCTCTGACCGACGTTCTCGGAAAACATGTCCTTGCTGAATGGCCTCTTGGTGATCGTGTGCATTGTGGAGCAACTCAGCTTTTCGACCCCGGTGCGGTACGTGTCAAACTCCTTCCACCAGTAAAGCGGAGCCTCTATTTCTGCCCACACTATGCACATGCGGAGATGCTTACAGTGTTCCGTTCCGGCGGCACTCAGCTTTTCAGACAGTGCCTTGTCCGCCTCTCCAATCAGTCCGTGGTGGGTGTCGCTCTTTTCCCAACTGTCGTACGGGTTTCGCATTGCGTGGATTGCCGGGCCGATACCCGCAACCTCAAGTGTTTTTATTTTTATCATTCTTTCAACCTCCAAACACGGATTGATAACTGTCTAACGCCCTTCTATCGAACAAACGACACACACAAGCCGCACTATCACAGTTGGATACAAGAATTCCATTTGCATAATAACATCCAGCCTTTTCAACTGTCAAGTTGTACACTGGAATAATATTGCTGTTTGCATTTTGCACAACAAAATTTGTGTCCGACATTGTGCGCAATGAATGTCTTTCCGCAATGTGCGCATTTTTTCTCGCACGGCTGGAATTTAAGTCCAATTCTGCGCCGCCTCGCTTTTTCACAGCAACTTTGAGAACAGAACCGTTGTTGCACAGTTCCAAGATACGTTTTGCCACAGAATTCACACTGCTTTTCAATGTTGTGCTTGTTTGCTTTGACAATAGATTCTTGTGCGTGTTTGCTATGCCATTCTGACCCGGCTTTGCTTCTGTGCCATTCTTTTGCTTTTTCTTGTTGTGCAAGCAATTGTTCTTTATTGCGCCACCTATATTCACTGTCTTCAAGATTTTTCCTTGCATGGCGCGACAAATGTTCCCCAGCTTGTACACACTCCAAGTTGCTAATGTCGTTATTATCGACATCACCATCAATGTGGTGTATGTGATACCCTGCCGGGATTTCCCCGTTGTAATATTCCCAGACGGCTCGGTGCAACTGCCTCGCATTTTTGCGCTCGCAATTTCTTGTTGTGTGCTTGAAGTAATATCGGCTCTTTGGATTTCTGACATAGGTTTCGCCGTTGAACACAACAACCTTGTTTTCCATACAATCAACTCCTTCAAGCTGATTATATCATAACTCGCCACGCAAGCCAAACTATCTGCCCGTGAAAAAGTCCCGTTACACTTGTCAAAGATTTTGTGGTCAGGTGTAGCGAATAGTCCATGATAATTCTGAACGGCCTTGTAACCCGTCACACCAGCGAACAACACTTTCCGAACACCAGCGGGAGTAATGACATATTCACCGATTTTGATGTCTTTTATTGGTTTGTCACCAGTCAGTGTTGCAATCAACGTGTCACCAGCAAGACAGGCATCGTCATGTTCTGCATCCTCAGTGTAATCCATTATCTGCGCCAGATAGTCTTTGTCTGTGCCGTCCAACCAGACAATATTCCCCCACCATTTACGGAGATAGCTGGAAATTTTCATGTATTTGTTTTCGCGCTCTGTGTATGTGCGCACTGGCATTCCCGGCATCAGCCTTTTGATTTCCTTGCCGAGAAACCCCTTGTCCGCATTGTCCTCGCAGTACACAGGCGCACAAGCAAACCTCTCGCAGTCCGCGAGAATCCGCTCCAACACTGTGTCGATATGATTATGCCACATTTTCCCGTACATGTAAAGAGTGTCACCAACGCGCTTGCCACAAGTAAATGCAGTGTAGTCTTCGCCACCGTAGGCCGCATCAATGTGCACAATCCCGTCACGCAAGAGTTCGGGCTGACTGAAAAACTTTGGCGCGGTTTCAAACAGTGCATTCTCGGCGGCAATTATTTGCAGTTCATAGTTGCAAGCGAACAGTGACGGAGACATGCTTTCCCGGATTTTCTGCAACTGCTCAGGCGTTATCAGCTTTGTTGTATAGCAATCATAAACGTGTATGTTTTCCATCAGTGTGAACACGTCTTCGGAATGCCATCGCGTCCCAAGGTTTATAATCCTGCCGCCACGATTGCGGATGTTTTGCAATTCCTGATATTGCAGTTTTGTCTTGTCACGTTCTGCTTTGCTTGTGCGGTCAAGCACATTGCAAATATCGTCAGTGATAACAAGGTCGGCGTGTTTACCAGTAATTGAGGATTTCAAGCCAATGCCCAATAGCTGTGATGCACCAGACGAAGACATGTAAAGGCTTGTTGTGATTGCTGACGCAGTTGATTCCTTGAGTTCAATCGGCTTTTTGTACAATACTCGTGCAATGTGTTGCAGTGTGTCAGATTCCAACGCTTTTTTGACCATGCGAATCATTTCGGCAACATCGTTGTCAGCCTTGCGCAGGAATATGATATTGCTGTCTGGCCTGACAATCATAAACAGCGCAATGCAGACAGACAAAACGGAACTTTTGTAACTTCCGCGATGGGCAAGCAATGTGTAGTCCGTTTTGCTCGTCATAATTTCGTGCATCCACTCATTATGCGGATAGCGCAGAACATCCTTGAACCCGACATCCTGCGCTATCACATACGGATGATTTTTAATTACATCAATGGTGTATTCCACATCATTCATCCGCTTTTTTCTCCATGAGCCGTTTCACGTATTCCACGCTCTGCTCATATTCCATATCAATATTGACCTGCTCGACCTTCTGCACTGGGTCTTGCCCGACCGTTGAACGAATAACCTCAAAGGCTTTCACGTTGCCAGACATCGCAGTTGCGAATAGCTTTTCGACCAACGCTTGCGCTCCTGTGCGTGTTACGCCTTTCTTGTCAGTGTAAGTCTGTTCAAGCAGAAGCTCAAGAGCCTTGCGAAGGTCGCGTTTTTCTGCACGGGCGCGGCCTGATGCTATGCCGCCCTTCTGCCCGTTTTTCGCGGCTTCTTCTCGGCTTTGGTCACTTGTAAATGGCTTTAGGTTTTGTTCATTAGCCATTCAATAACACCGCTTTCTGTCCAGTGAAGTTTTCCCACCGCTGAATTATCACATCGCAATACTTCGGATCAAGTTCAGCCATGTAGCATTTTCTGTTTAACTGTTCACAGGCTATTAGTGTGCTACCACTACCGCCGAATACATCAAGGACAATCTCGCCCTCTCTGCTACTGCTCTTAATCGCTCTACTGCATAAGGCTATCGGTTTTGGTGTTGCGTGACCGCCTGTATGTTCTCGCTCGTCTTTTCCTGCTCTGTCAAAGTGCCACACATTGTTCATATTGTCGTGCGTATTATTGAAATATGCGCGGGTTGAATACCACTCGTGCTTGATGTCGTCATACTCGTGCTTGATGTCGTCATACTCGCGCAAAAAAGCACGCCCGGCGGCATATTCCTGCAGCTTTTTGTAATCCGGTTCTGTTATCAAATTAAAATGGCTTTTTGATAAAACATGCTGCGTTTTGTTTACGCTGCCGAGGATCTTTTCAAATTGCGAGCCCGGATTTACTCCGATCTTTTCCAGCTCTCCAACAAGATACGTGCGAATAGGCTCGAACCCTTCAAAATAATTATCCTGATTGTTGTTAAACCCTTGAACGCCGGTCATTACGAAAAGGCATTTTTCGTCTGCAATCGGATACATTCTAAATTCTTCCGATAACTGCCCTTGTCCGTTTCCTTTGTCCCATGTAATAAGGTTTCGGAATGTTATCTTGTTTTCTTTTGCCATCGGCTTCAAGATGTTGCTGTAAATGTCCATCAATGGTTCATCAATGCCCCAACAATACCAAGAGCCGTTTTCTTTCAATGCTCCGAATGTCAGTGGTATCCATTGGCGGTTGAATTCAAGCAAATCATCAAAGTTGAGGTTGTCATTCAAAACGCCCTCGCTCTCTTTCTTCATGCCGTATGGCGGATCGCAGAAGACCATATCAGCCTTTACCCCATCCATAAGCCTATCAATAACCGCAACATCCGTAGAATCTCCACATATTAAGCGGTGGAAACCAAGTTGCCACAAATCGCCAACTTTGCACCGGGTTTCCGTTTCTGTTGGCGGTTCGTCTTCCACTATCTCAATCGGTTCTTCATCCTGTTCTTCCGTGTCAATCCCGAAATCAAAATCAAATCCTTCAAAATCCAGCCCGTCAATGTCATCTGCCAGTGTATCAAAATCAAACCCGGTTTCCGCATTCGTCTGGTTGTCAGCTATGCGCAGTTCCCGGATGTCTTCCTCAGTCAGTTCGTCAGCCGTCTTGTCAATAACGTGATACGGCATTTCACAGCCAAGTTGCAATGCCGCCAGCCGTCTGCCGTGACCGATAACAAGCACGTTGTCCGCAGTGATAACTGTGTCCTGTTGCCAGCCGAACCGCTTGATGCTGTTCACGATGTTTTTAATCTGCTTGTCTGTGTGGATTTTCGCGTTTTTCTCATAAGGTGTGACTGCATCCGGGTCAATCCAGTGTGCGTATTTGCTGTGGTCAAATGCCTTGCTTTTCAAACTGTGTTTCTGCCTTTCTGTCGCCGTCCAGCATGTCCATGAGTATCAGCATGACAAGATATCGGCTGACCGTTGTGTGTTCTTCCTGCGCCCGTCTTTGTAGATATGTCCGCATTTCCGCAGGCAATCGGAAACCAACTGTTGCATTTTGTGCCACTTCCATTCGCGGCATACGCTTCACCTCCTGTGTGTTAAACATACCACATCGGAGATTGTTTGTCAAACAAAAAACCGCCTTTTCGGCGGTCAGTGCTTTCATTCCTCAAATCCTCCTTCACTTTTCAGCACCCTGTTCCCGTGTTCATCCTCAACGCACAGTGATTTGTACGCCATCGTATGAATGCTGTCGTACCTCTGTTCCGCTTCTGCAAGGTTGTCGTAAATGCACTAGCACGGCAGACCATTGTAAGTGTCACCTTTGACGATGTAGATAGGCTTTTGCATTGTTTGCACTCCTTTCAATCAGTCAGTCCCAAGGCTTGCCAGATTTCATCCCATGCGGCTTTCTGCGCCGCTTCTTCTTCCGGGGTCAGCCATTCGGGTTCAACTTCCGGGCTGTCCAGTTTTTCGTCAATGCGCTTCTGCTCGGCCTTGTGCTGTCGCCAGATTTCTTCGCCCATAGCGTTACCGCGCTTGAGATTCTCATAAGTGGTGTAATACTGCCCACGGTATGTGTATGTCCGATACACCCACCCGGCATTGTAGCCCTTGCCATAATCCGTTCTGACCCACGTTGCGCTCACTGTTCAGCCCTCCTTTACGCCATTACGATTTTCCAGCCACGGTTCTGATACTGTTCAATCTGTTCCCAAGTCTTGCACTCCACTGTCTTGTAACCCTTGATTGCGAATGCGATTGTCTGACGTTTCATTGTGTTGCCCTCCTTCATTCTGCCGGGGATTAGCCGCCCCCGGCTCGGCTTTTGTTTAGCAGATTGCGTGATTTTTGTTTAAGGCTCTCCAGCCCTTTTCTGTGAGCCAGTACTTTGTAACGTGACCGCTGTACTGTCTGTGATCGTTGCTCGCGATCATTTTGTCTTTCCGCATTGCTACGATTTCCTGCCAAAGTTCACCGTTGTAACCGCCGTTTGCTTTGATATCGTCGACGGTAATTTCGAGGCCCATGTACATTGTCTTTGCAGGGTGTTCCGGAAGGGACTTGATATAGTTCCATCTTGTGGAGTTGATGCGCTTGAGGTCTTCGAGGTACTTGATGTTAAGAATTTCCTTGACTGTCATTGTCGTTTCCTCCTTTTTCTTGTGAGCATTTCCTGCCCACAACTATATTATACACGTATTTATAAATATGTCAACCCTTTTCCGAAAACTTTTTATGCAAATTTTCTGCACAAAAAATAACGCCAGTCACCCAGCGTTATTCCCCTCTACATCCCCACCAATGCGGAGGAATAATATCCCTCAATGGTCAGAAGAAGTCCCAAGACCAACCATTGATCTGCTCCTATGTTTTCATAGTGTACCACTACGGCTTGTGTTTGTCAATCAGAACTCCAACTTGATTTGCTGACTGCCATTGTCCGTTTTCGGTTTGCGCGGCTGGTATTGCTTGCCCGTCTCCACATCTCCGAGGTCAGACAAAGCGAACTCCCTGCAGTGATTCTCCCGGCGAATTGCACTGTCAGACAGAACACCGTTTTTGGCTGTGCAATAGGCAGTGTCGCCGTAACAGCAGAATGCACAATATCGGCAATACTGTTTCATCCTGTCAACCCTCCGCGAACGGGCAATGCCCACACTCATCAA